TTCTAAAGCCACCACCTATAAAATACTTACCACCTTCTCCTGAAGGTACTGTGAAAGTATTACTGGTAAATGCTGAATCTGTATCATATAGTTCAGTACCAAAATTTAACTGTGTGTTTGTAGCATTAGCAACTGCCTGAGTAGCTACATTATAAGCAAAAAAAGCAGGAGTATTATCTCCACCTACATAAGTTTTTAATCTAGATGCAGCAGTTTTTCTAAGTGTTCCACCTGCTCCATCATCTAATAAAAATAAATCAGCATCAGCTATGGCTCCGCCAATATCTGTTTGTCCTGTAAGAATGGCTGTGTTTAATTTGTCAGCAGTAACTGAACCATCAACAGGTGTAATTGTGCCTCCAACTGCACCCGATATTTCTACAATAAAGATATTATCTCCACTTGCAGGTGCTGTGGTAAATGTAATCTGTGTTCCGCCTGTGGCTAGTGTAAAGTCTGTTCCAGGTTTTTGAATCACACCATTTTTAGATACTAATAGCTGTGCTGCTGCACCTACTTGTGTTCCTAAGCTAAATGTTGTGTTAGAACTATTGTAAGTATTACCACTAGTGTCTAAGACACTGAAGGTTCCGTTTTTAATTGATTGTCCTATGTATGCCATGTTTAACTCCCATTATCCGTAATTGTGTTTCCGGCTGCTACCCACTTATTAACTTCATCCATATAATGATTGTCTCCTAAAGGATTAACAGAACTAATCTTACCATTACTCCATTCAACTCTATAATAACCTTTTATCAAAGTGCTATCTGTTAATGAAGTAGGTACGTATACTTGTTTAACACTTACAATTTCAACCATTTTTATTCTCCTTACAATTCATTATCAAACTCCAATTTGCCTGTTGTACCAAAACCTACATAGCTATTAGCATCAATTCCACTAAAAATAGCATCTGTTACAAAATAAATTTTTGTTCCACTACCAGATGGTTTTGTTGTTCCGTCTACATCATTAGTTAAACCTCTTCTAGTAAAAGTAGGCACAGTTGTAGTAGAACTATAACCTCCTCCTATCATTTGTGATGTACCTGCTGAACAAGTAATAGTTACATTGTCAGGTGACCTGAATGGTACAGGTGCTATAAATTTTATTGAATCTGGAGTAGTTCCATTACCAGTAAAACCCGGGTGAAATTCTGTAGCACTGCTTATCGTATCTGAACAAAAATAATATCTTTGACATTTTCTCAAGTTACTTTCAAAACTTTCAAAAGGAAAATCAGGTATTGTATTAGTGTCAAATGTTCCCACCTCTAATTGAACTCCTGTCAATGCCCAGTCATTATCAGTGCTTCCTGCTAAATCAAAGTTTGTTACGTTTCTATCTGCGTTAGCACTTGCCTCCCATGCTGTAGGCACTGCTCCACCAGAATAATTTGAACCCCCATCTAAAAACCATTCTATAGTTAAACTAACTGCAGCATCATTATTAAATGCTCCAGTAGTATCAGCAGGAAAATTTATAACTTTCTTCTCCCATGTGTCAGCAGCATCAATGTCGTATGTACCACCTACTTGTCTTGTATTATCAGAATCTCTTAAATTTACTTGTAAATCACTACCTGTTTTACTTGCCTTCACCCAAAATGCTAAAGTAAAAGGTTTTGCATTAGCAGTACCTTTTAAAAATTGTTGAAGATTTTGTCCTTCTATTCTTTGTTCTATTGTGGTTTGTTCTCCTGCACTACCTGCTGATGCTTCCGCAGTAGTGGTGTCTAATCTTAGTGCTTTTTTAAAACCATTTAAATATGCGTTGCCACTTGTTAAAGACTCTTGAATTACAGTGTATGTTCCTGTTTCACACACAGTTTTAAATCTATCTACTGTTGTGTAAGAAACTGCACTATGACTAGTTACTGAGGTCGCTCTTTGAGCAACTTGCATATCTCCATTGATAATTATAGGAGTTACAATTCTATTTCTATCTAATCCTGCATCTGTTACTTTTGTAATACTCATCTATCCTCCTATGGTTTAGTAGGCCAAGTTGCGTTCTCGCACTTCTCTACTGTATCTTTTCCTGCAGGTAAGTCTCTTAAATTCTGTCGATATGTTTTCATATCATTACTAAGAGTACTATCTGATAAAGCTAGATAGTCTGTCTCTGCTAATAATCTGTTTCTTTTATTTCTTAATTCAGCCAAGGCTCTAGCAGGAGCTGCGTCAGCCCATGCTTTCTCTTCAGCATCACGGGCAGTTTCTTCTTCTGCTGTAAACTGAACCTTAACTCCATTTATATTATGATATCTTGGCATTGTTTCTCCTTAATTAATTCCATACATTTCTATTGTACCTGAGTCTATGTTTCCGCTAGACATTTGAAATTTAACATTATTAATAGCAGAAGTTGTATTTGCATATCCTGCTACAAAAGTATTAAATGAACTATTTCCTGCCGAACTAAAACTAAAATTTCCTATAAAATGTTTTACAAAAGTGGTGCTTGATGGATTATAAAGTCTAAAAATTCCACTAATAGATTGGTCAGCATCTGCTCCTATTCCGTCACCATTAAACTTTTGTCCTCCTGTTCCTTGTGCTAAATCAGCACTTGTTAAATAATAAACATTGGCAGCAGAATCATCTTCGTTATGCTCTGCATTAAAAAAGCTTGTAGTTTTTGCTATGTTATAATTGGAACCATTGTCTATACTTGGGTGAAACTCTAAATTTGTATTATCAGTTTGAGGGTGTATATTAATAAATTTAAACTTATAAATATTGTAAGTATTATCTATACTACTAGTAAAACTTAATGTACTACTACTTGATGCTGTTACTGTAGCTAATTTTTTTTCTTCATAATCTATTGTTGATATAGAGTTAGTTCCTGTAAAAGCATAATTAGCAGTTAGGTCCATTGATGCAGGTTGTATTTTACTTAATGCCATATAATGCTATCCTCCCTGAATCTATGTTGCCACTAGACATTTTAAATTGTATTGCGTCTATTGCTGCTGTTACATTAAAATATCCTGCTGCAAAAAAATCTTTTACATAATCTTCATAAACATATCCAACTGTCCTACACACAAAATGTTTTACAAAAGTTGTGCTACTTGGGTTAAATAAAAATAATTCACCAGATACACTTTCATCATTTCCATTTCCCAATCCAAAAAACAAAGGTTGAAATGCTGTAGATTGTTGTAAATCAAAACTTTCTTGATAAGTTGCACCTGCATCATTTCCTGCTTCATTATGTGTTGATTGAAAACTTGTCGTAGTTTTAGTCGCATCATAACTACTGCCACCATCTCTACCATTAAAAGTAAAATTAATATTATCACTAGCAGAATGTACATTTATAAATTTAAACAAATATGTTTTATAAGTATTGTCTAAAACTACACTACTAGCACCATTAACAAAATCTACTGTGCTACTAGAACTTGCATCAATATTCTTAATTAAAAATAATTTTTGTGTAGATGTTGCTCCAGTCACTGTGCCTGTTAGAGCATAATTATCTGTCAGGTCAAAAGAGTTTGCATCTAATTTACTAAGTGCCATTATACTACTCCAAATAAATCTATTGTTCCGCCCTGTATTTCACCAGAGGACATTTGAAATCTAATATTGTTTACGGCAGAAGTTGTATTAAGATAACCTGCTGTGAATAAATTTATTGCATAATTACTAGCATGATAATACTGAACTTGTGTTATAAAATGTTTAACAAAAGTGGTGTCACTAGGATTATATAATCTCATAATACCCGCACCTGATTCATCATTGCCATTACCTAAGGCATCCATGACAGTTTGATATCCTGTGCCTTGTGCTAAATCATCACCTGTTCTATATTGAAGTTGTGCGGCATCTCCTGATTCAATTTGTTCAGCCCAAAAAGCAGTTGTGGTTTTTGCAACATTATAATTAGAACCATTATCTACACTGGCATTAAACTGTAAATCAACTTCGTTTGTTTCAGGGTGAATATTATTAAACACAAATAAATATTCTTTATAAGTAGAAGTTATATGTGAACTTGTAAATGTTGCATCAGAGTCAGAACCATCAGAAGTAAATGTGTTGATTAATACTAAAGGTGTATCATCAGCTAATCCTGATACTGTGCCTGTAAATCCATATGTACCTGCAAGATTTAAGCTATTGGCTTTAACCTTGGATAGTGATGTTCCAACTTCTCCAAATGCCATGACTATTCTTTATACCCCTATTAGTTTAAATCCACCAAAAAAAGTTGTTGCATTATCGTGTTGCATAGCTGCATCACTTCCTCTGTTATGTTCTGCGTATGCTTCTACATAATCATCTGCATCTAAATAAACAATAGTATTTACCATAACACTCGAAAGTTCAGTACTGTATTCATGATTAGTTGCATAAACAGACCCATTTTTATAAATCATACATTTCATTTGTGTCACATCAGAAGAAGTATTAATACCCCAAGAAGCAAATATATTATAATACCCAACAACAGTTGGAGTAAATGTTGTATTAGTCATTTTTGAATCACTATCTAATACTTCATTATTAAATGTTATTTTTGTTGCTGTACCTGTTGCAAATGTTTGTTGTGAATCAATTTTTTGCCTATAAAAACAAGGAGTGTTACCCATTAAAGAAAAATCTACTCTTTTAATAGTCCCCGCATCTGATACCAAAAATTCATCAGTGGTAGCAGGGGTAGTAGCTAAAGCTGTGTGTCCAGATATAACTGTGTTATCAAAAGAATCTGCGTTAACAGTTCCTGCTGCAGGACTAATTGTTCCTACTGCTTTTGCTTGATGTACTACATAAATATTATTTGTACCACTAGGAGGTGCGGCAGCAAATGTTAATGTAGTGCCTGATAAACTATATGCAGAGTTTGGGTCCTGTCTAACATTTTCTACAAAGACTTCTATGTCTAATGTTGAACTCGGAGCAACATCTAATGTAAATGCTGTTGTACTAGCATCACCATTAAATCTTTTTCCTACTAAAGACTGAAATTGGTTTTGTGTATCTATAGGTGTACCAACGTATGCCATTCTAGGTTATCTCCATTACTGATAAAATTATGTCTGCTGCTGCTGAAGATGTTAGCGAAAGAGCATCTGTTGTTTCCATAACAACTTTATTTCCTGCCAACAACTCAAGTGTACCACCAACAGGAACGGGTGCATTGGTTACTAACTCAACTGTTTGGTTAGCTTCATTGTTTGCTCCTGCTCTATTGGAAGTATCTGAAGCCAAACTAACTGTTACAGTAATTTGACTAGTTGTTGTGTTACCTATCATAATACCAAGAAGCACTGTTGTTGTACTACTTGCTACTGTATAAATAACATCAGCACTAGTTACTCCTGCTTTAGTTATTGTTTTAAACGTATTTGCCATCTATCCTCCTATTATCCTAATGCTATCGCTAGTGCTGTTGGGTCTTCTGTTGAAAATCCTGCACTTGATAGATATGTTTTTACATCTGATAGTGCTACTTGCACCATTGTTCCATTATCGTTTGTTACTAATCTGTCTGCATCTGCTAAAGTAGTAGATGTGGCAGTTGTGTTACCATCTATAATATTTAATTCCGCAGCCGTTGAAGTAACGTTTGTACCACCTATGTCTAAAGTAGTTACAGATATTTCACCTGCTACTGTTGCAATTCCATCTGCTAGTGTAATTAAATCAGTATCATCAGTATGCCCTATTGTTGTCCCATTAACAATTACATTATCTACAGTAAGTGTTGTTAATGTTCCAAGAGAAGTAATATTTGATTGTGCTGCACCTGTTACTGTAGCTGCTGTACCAGAAGCATTACCTGTTACATTACCTGTTAAAGGTCCTGCAAAAGCATCTGCTGTTACTGTGCCATCGAAGTATGCATCTTTAAATTCTAAAGAACTAGTACCAAGGTCAATATCATTATCTGTTACTGGGGCTAATGCACCATTTATAAGTTTTATTTGGTCTGCTCCATCTGCTCTAAATAATATAGTATTGTCAGTAGCAAAATCTATATCATTATCAGCATCTCTACCAATAACTAAACTTGTATTTGTTAAAGATGAAATAGCTGTTTGAGAAGAACCTAATACAAAATCTAAAGTATTATCACCATCTTCATATGTTACTGAAATGCCTGTTTCTGTATTAGAACTTACCATAGCACCAACAGTATCAGAAATTGTTTCTGCTAAAGTTGTACCATTTATGGTAATTGCATCAGCTTCTAATGTACCATCAATATCAACATCGCCAGATATATCTAGTTCAGTTGCAATAATTTTATCATTAAATGTTGCCGCACCTGCCGCACTCATATCAAGAGTTAAAGCAGTTATATCAGAAGAATCATCTGTACCTTTAAATATAATATCAGTATCACTACCTTGTGCATCAATAGTAATATTACCTGCAGTGGTTGCTAGAGTTGCTGCAGCATCACCTGCAGAAATATCATCTAAGGCAACGGCAGCACTAGTGTAAGTATTAATCTGAGATGCATTAACATATTTTGTTGTACCGCCATCATCTATTAAAAACTTATCTGAATCTGCAATCGTAATACTTGTACCATCTGTAGCACCATCTACTTGTATTGCAGCACCTGAAACTTTATCGGCTGTTGTTATTGTATTTAATTTTGAGTCAGCAATACTTCCTGCCAACATAGAATTTTCAACAGCACTAGAAGCAATAGTTACTGCTCCATTAGATGCAATAGATACATCACCCGAAACTGCTACAGGATTAAAGTTAGTACCATCAGCAACCATAATATGACCACTAGTGTTAGTGCCTAAAGTAATATCATCGCCTGATACTGTTAAGTCTCCCGCAATCGTTACATTTTGACTAGCATCTATGGTTAAAGCAGTTGTACCGCCTGTTGCCATAGTAATAACATCAGAACCACTAAATGTAATAGATGTATTAGTATCTGCATCACCTGCTATAGAATCTAATTGTAAAGCACCAACATTTGATAAAGCTGCATCTCCAAAATCCAATGCACCTGCAACTGTCAATGTTCCTGATATATCTACATTACCATTTATATCAACTGTAGTAGCTGCTATCTGTATTTCTGTATCTGCTACTAAATCTAATTGTCCGTCTGTAGAAGAATTAATATATATTGCAGTATCTCTAAACTGTAATTTTTCTGTAGTAGCAACTAAGATGTCATCTGAAAACTCAAAGTAGTCTTCGTCTTCCATCCATTTTAATACACCATCACTAGTCTCACCATCAAAGGTAATTGTAATATCTGTTCCTGCTGTGGCTGCACCAAATGTTAAAGTGTTACCTAATAACTTTGTTATTGGTCCACCTTCAGCACTTGTGCCATCATGGGTGTGTCCTGTACTAGAAGCAAAGGCCGCTAATATTTGGTCAAACTCTGCATTAAAATGAGATGCTTCAATAGTAGCACCATCAACGATAGTTGATGAACTCTGTCTTGTATATGTTGCTCCCATATGTTATCTTCTTCCTCCTGCTATAAATTCCATTTCAAAACCTTTTAAGGCTACTGGACTGTTACTTGTTGCATCTAATATTTTTGCTGCCACTGTAAAACCACTTCCCTCAACTGGTTGTCTAATTAAGTTAGAACCTGTAGAACCATATACTGCTGTTCCATAAACAGATTCTGATAAACCATACTGTGCTATATTACCTGTTTGAGATAATGTATAGGGTTCTGGTTGTGGTACTTCATCATCACTAAAATCATATTCTAATAAAAAACTAGATGATAATGCACCTGTCGGGTCGATATTCCAAATTACTTTTTGAAAACTTTTTCTAATTCCGGGGTCACCCATAGTCATATCAGGAGACCTATAAATACTACTTATATTTTTAGTTGTAGATGCTTGTGTAAAAACATTTCCTGATTCTTGTAAATAAATATAACCATCATACCCACCAGATACTACTGTTTCTGAGCCTGATATAAATGCTGAATCACAACTAGAAACTTTTAAACCTTTTACATCACCATACTCAAAACCTAATTGACCTGTGTTAGGATTAGCTTTAATAACAGATAATAATGCTCCTGATGAATCTTCTGCTTGGTCTGCAGATGTAGGAAAAAATAATCTGTATTGTGATTTATTTCTAATAACTACTGAATTAATATTATGTGTAGTTATTTCATTAATTCTTTTTTGTATTTGTTTTGATACAGTTCCTAATTCTATATCATCAATTCTTTCTGTACCTGCAATAGTTCTTAAACCATCAGGTGCTAAAAATACAACATCACCTGCAAGTTCTTGAATACTTCTTCCATCTGTACATCCAATACTTCTAGTAACAGGTTGTACTGCAAAATTAGAAGAACTAGTTCCTGTTAATTTAAATATTTTATCTTGTCCAAAAATAAATAAAGTATCACGGAAAGCTTTTAATCCTACAACTTCTGTATCAACTTTAATAGTTCCACCACCATTATTAGCTGTAAAGTCATTAGTAAGGTTTGGCCCCATAAAACTAATCTGTTGTTTATTACTAGCATCACCTGAAAAAAATATATGATTTTTAAATATTTCTACAAATTTAAAGTTAGCAGTTCCTGTTGCATTAACAACAGATGTACTAAAAGAACTATTTAATATTTGTGGATTAGAAGTTCCTGTGGTAATAACAATTTTATCTGTGCCATCAAAGTTAAATAATCTATGTTCATAATTTTGTGTAGGTGTTCCTAAACTTGTAATAGTAGATGTCCAACTGCCACTACCTGAACTTGCTCTATGTATACTACCACCTCTACCTGCTAA